CCATTCCTCTCGAATACGTCTTAAAACATCATTTTCAGCAAACTGTAATTGATCGCCAAAATCACTAATCCCAAAACTTAATATATCTGGTTGTATCTTTTGTAAATCGGTGTTAGCAACTGCAAATTCAGATGTAGCCATTATTATTCAACCTTTTTTGATTTTGGTTTCTTTGGTTGTTCTGGTTTTTTCCATTCACTATCTACTTTAGGTTCTGGCTTGGGTTCTGCTTTTGGCTTTCCATCATCAAGTTTCCAACCTCTTATTCCCCAAATCTTTATATTATTTTCATAATCAACTTTAGGTCTTTCAATAGTTCTATCGCCTTTTACAAGTTTTACCATTTCCATTTTATAATCCTTAATAAAAAGGGGTGGTTTCCCACCCCATAAGTTATTATTTATTATGTAGCTAATGTATCTGCTGTTAACTTAACACCATAGCTATCATGGATTTCACTTACTCCATAAACTGCTGTAGCAACAATCTCATCTGCTCTTAAAGAAGCATCTCTTTGTGTTTCAAGTTTCAAATCCTGCATCATAGCTAATGCAAGAGCATCTTGTGAGAATACACCACCAATAGAGTCATCTGAACCATCTACTGAAATATTTGAAGATTCAAAGATTTGAACACCTGCAATATTTCCAACAAAACCACCTCTCATAGCTTCATTAGATAGTTCTGTATCTCTACCAACAAATGTATTTGTCAAAGATTTTTTAACATTAAATATTTGTTTAGGGTGAAATACACCATAGTAAGGTGCAGGTGCATTTGCAGTTCTTAATTCTGCACTTGCTTCAAATATGTCTTGAACTGTTAGTTCTTGACCTGCTCCACCTGCTTTTTCTGTTGAAAATCCAGTAAATAATGCTGATAAATCGGCATCAATTTTTCTAGCAATAGCTTCACCGAATAATCTACCTATATCTCCTGCAACATTTCTTGATGCTGAATTTCTAGCTAGGTCTGTTAATGTTGTCATAATTCCAACTTCTGATGCTGTAATAGTAACTGAACTTGGGTTGACAGCAGTATTTGATAAATCTGATGCTTCACTTACTGCACCTGCTGAAACTGTTGCATAAATCGGCACTTCTACTGATTTACCACCACCAACAATAGTGTAGTTTCTAACAAGGTTTCTCATTATAGATTGCTCACTCGCAACGAATAATGCTTCTGCAACTATCTCGGTATATAGTTCCGAAATGGTTGAACTGGTAGTTTCGTTTGCCATTTAAGACTCCTTTAAAATTATGTTTTTGTGTTAATCACATAAGGCTTAGAATTTCTTTGCTTTCTAAATTCAGCATATTTCTTTCTATCCTCTGGATTATTCATATCTAATTCACTCAAATTTAAAGGCTTTGTGAGTTCAGACCTATCCACATTTGACACCGAGCCAGAACCACTAGGGGTAGCACTAACGAAGTGAGGGTTTTGTGTTAAGAACTCTTGCACTAATTCATCTGTACTTAAAAGTTCACCCAATTTATTGTATCTTGCTAATCCAGATTTATCAAGTATTTCTACATTACCTGCTTCATTTAACTTAATCTTACCTTTTAAAAGTTCTACAACTTGATCTGGATTAATAGCTTTATTTCTTGATGCTGATGATAATAAAGACTTATTTATCTTAATATCTTTTAATTGATTTTCTAAATTTGATTTCTCTTTATTAAATTCTTGAGTTTTTGTTTTTAGTATTTCCTCAAACTCACCCTTTTGAATACGTTGCTTTTCTTCTAGTTCTTTTTGTGTCTTTACAGCATTAACAGCTACATCTAAATCTTCAACACCCAGTTTCTTATACATTGAACCCCTTTCTTTGGCTAATCGTCTTTCAACAATATTATTAACCTCATCTTGGGTAAATGTATTAGTTGGCTGTTCTTGTACTTGTGGTACTTCTTCTTGATTTTCAGCAGTTTGTTCTACTTGATTTTCTTCCATTTTAAATCTCCTATATATCCCACTCTGGGTCTGTTGGAATCCAAGTATGTCGGCATCTGTAACCACCTCTAACTATAAATGGGTCTCCAGTTGATTTACCTTGCCACCCTTGATTATTCCAAATATCCCGAATTTCATTTTCGGTTAATACTTTATTTAGCATATTCTGGCAAAAAGGTCTACTATCTCGGACTAATGTTCCTGTATATGTAAAATGATTTAACCCAGATGCTTTAGCTTTAGCTACTGTAAATTGTCCATGAAACTGCATAACACTATCGTGTGCTATTTGACTTGCATAACGTCTAAGGTTGTTTCCCGCCCTATCACTCGCATATTGAGTGTGAAGTTTTCTTACTGCATCTTCTACTTGTGCTTTTTTGGCACTATTAAATTTATTCTCGTTAACAAAATCAACTAATTCATTTATCTCACGAGTATTTGAGGATTTATAAACCCCATTGATATGTGATTTAATATTACTAACCATATCGTTAAATGGTCTACCTGCTATTGTACTTTGGTAAACCTCATCATTAATTACCTTTAGGAATCGTTCTGCTATATCTTCAAACCCACTAAATGATTGAGTTTTCAAGGCATTGATGGTTGCTAAATCTACATCTGTTAGGTTCTTAAACTTTGCAGGAATAGGCATTTTACCAAAAGTATCTAATGTTTCTTTCGCTATTTTATTATAATCATCATTAATTAGTAAATCAGCTTCATTTAAAAATGTGGATTCAATTATGGTTCTAAGTCTGGGTTGTAACTGAATAGCTAATCTTTGAGAAACTAAGTTCCCTTTTGTGGCTCTTGTAATTTCATTAATTACATCTTCTTCTAGCTTGTACAAGACATTGATTATTCTTTCTTCATGTTGGTCGGCTAATTTTTCTAATATTCTGGACATATTTTACAATGGAAAGTTCTTTTTCCATGCCCTTATAGACCAATATGCAGGACTTAATGTTTTTTGCCCTTTTACTTCTTTTAATACACCACCCATTCTAGCTAAAAATGATTTTTGCCTTGCAGGTATGTTTTTCTTTATAGACATACCCCTAGCACCAAATGTAACCTTTTTTACGTTACCAGTAGATTTATTCTTGACATAAACCCCAAACTTTTTTCTTTTAGATTCTGCTGTAGATAATCTAAAAGGTTTGTTTAGCTTTACTTCTTTCCCTCTGTATTTAGCCATCTAAGTCCTTGTTTTTACTAGGTTTTTCCCAGGATTGCCTGTCATCTAATCTTTCATTTACTATTGCCTTACATACTGGGCATTGATAAACATCTTTCAACTCGGTTTTTTTTAGTGCCACTTTGCAAATAATACATAATTTAATTTTTTCATTTTCCATATAATCATTTCTTTTTTCTCTTTGTGGCTCGTCTGATAATATCCTTATCAAAAGTGCCAGACCTTCCACGACTAATTAGTTTGTTAACTCTTGCCATTGCCCATGCTGACATTGGAATTCTAGGTCTTGAACCAGATGAAAGAAATGCACCCTGACCTCTACGAAAAGAAGATTTCAAATCTGCTAAATTAAATAACTTTGATTTTTTAGCTTTTGCTCTAAGTGTTGCAATAGTTTTTGCTGATAAAGGTTTTCTTTTTACTGCCATTAAGACCTATTCCTTTTCTTTAATAGTGCCATAGGTATTCTTGCACCTGCCTTATACAAAGAACTAATCTGCTTTAATAAGGTTGCTCTAGCATTTCTTTTTGCACCCTTTAAACCAGATAGATATTTCTTAGGTATCTTAGTCTTTTTATCTTTAGGAACTTTCTTCTTCGCCAACTGTTTGACCCTCTACTTCGGTTGTTTGGAATTGCCCTCTAACAGTTCTAACAGCATCTATTTCATCATTTATAGTTTTCATCATTTCACTATCATCAATGACAGCTTCAGCTATTTGTTTATCTAATTCCTTGTTAAATGTTTCTGATTTAATGCCACTTGCTTTAGCCATTTGTAAGTATTGCAGGTCATTTGCCCAATCTCTAATATCAAATGTATCTGGATAATTTACTTTGCCATTCCATTGTTTATCTAACCATTTAGCAAATAAACCCCATATTTGTTCTTCTGCATTTTCTAAATAATCGGCTTTTTCTGATAATCTAGCATTTAAAAGCTGAAATTCTGTTTGTAAGGCAATTCCACTAGCTATCTGTGTACCTGTTGCCCTTACACTTCCCATGTGGGTTATTCTATCAATAGCATCAACTTTATTTTGAATACATTTCATTATTCCATCTAAGTTTTGTCCACTAGGTTGTATTATGTAAGGTTTTAAAGTTGAATCTAAATCTTCTGGTATTTCTATTATTGCTCCTGCACCTGCACTAGCTTCAACATTAGGTGTTTTAACCAGACTTGGGTGATTTGCTAATCTAATCAACTGTTCTTTTTCTGAATAGTCATTGTAAATTGATTGTTGCAGAAAGGCTACGTCTGACAAATCGCTTATACCTATAGGTCGCTTATTTCCCCTTAGATTATAGACATTTACAGCAGGAATAGTTGCTATTGGATTTGGTATTTCTTCCAATAATTTGACCTCACCCTCTGAATGTTCTTGATCGTATTCTTCTACTGAATATGTGCTTATAGTTTCTTCTGTAAATACTTTAATAATTGCTCTTTCTGAATTAATATCCTCAACAATAACCAATAAATCTAAATAAAATCTTCCACTAGATGATCTAGCATAATTCCAATTAACTATGTTTTCTGGTGTATATATTGAAATATAAGGTCTAATATCTTGTGCAAGTTCCTCTGCTCTAGTCTTTGCATTAGATTGTGGCTTATCAACTACAACCCAACAATTACCATAAATACTAGCATTCATCTGGACTTCTCGCATGACTGAATCAAATGATCTACCATCTAAATCAGCATCTTGAATAAATGAATTTAACTGTGGCTCATTATCTAAATCGCCATAATCCCTTGATGGCGGTACTCTCCATAAGAAACTGGTGTATATCTGGACTACATTCTTACAATGATTATCTAAAGGTGTATGCCTTACTCTTTGGTCATATTCCTCTGGCGATTCTAGTACATATCTATGTAAGTAATAACCATTTTTATAGTCATTACCACCTAAATAGCTTCTTATATAAAACTCCCAATTACTTATATTTGAGTGCCATAAATGATGTTTTTGTGTAAGTGTTTCCCTATTCATTTAACTCCACCTCTTAGGTTGGCTAGGTGCAAAATTACGTCTTAGTGGAAAATTAAATTCTATTAAATATCCTAGAGCATCATTCATGTGGTCATACCCACCTTTATCTGGAATGTGTGTTCCCTCTTTGTATATTTGTCTTTCTATGCTTTTAATAACATTTTTGCAAGATTTAACAATAAACAGACTATTTTTCCCATTAACATTTTTTAATTTTGCATTAACTGCATTAATTCTATCCCTAATTAAAGGTGCTGTATTTTTACATTTTACATCAAATCCTGCATTTTTCAAGATACTTAAATCGGTAAATCCCCCCGCTGATGTTTTTCTTTGTCTAGCACTAGGGTCTGGGTAAACAACTATTTGTTTATTTTTGTATCTATTTCTTATTTCCTCACACATTTCTTGAGTATTTGAGGAATATATTTGAATCTCATCAACAACTATAATTTTTTCATTTTCTATAAAACAAACTACAGCACTCATAGGGTCTACGTTAAAATCTAAACCTATGTGTAAAACTGATGTTTCTTTATTATATTTTTCAATAATATTACTTTCTCTACTAAAATTGTAATAAATCATTCCAGAATAATTAACGAATGTGGCTTCATATTCCTGCTGAAATGTTCTTATATCTAAATCTTGTTTTGCTTGCTCTACTTCGTCTTTATCTACATTACCACCTTCAATAGTCGTATATTTAAAACTTGCCCATTCTTTATTGGTTTCACCCTGCTTAAATAGTTCATATGACCAGTTTCCAAACCCTCTTGGACTTCCACAGAATAGGGCATGACCTTTTGTGTCTGACAATGTAGGTCTTAAAACCTCAAACCATGCTTCTTTGTTAACGTCTGCAAACTCATCAATACAAAGAAAGTTTAATCCAACACCTCTTAATGATTGCTCATTATCACTTCCCCTAAGTGTAATAGTTGAATTGTTTTTAAGTGTAATAGTTAAATCACTATGGTTTATATTCTTAACCCATTTGTGATATATCATTTTTTCTTTCAATACATTCCAACATATAGCTTTGGCTTGTCTATAGGTTGGTGCAACATACCAAACTCTTTGATTAGGCTTACTAGCAAACTTAGCTAATTCATTAATTGCTAAAAATGTTTTTCCAAATCTTCGACCAGTAACAAGAACTCTAAACCTAGATTCATCATTTATTACTTTCTTTTGGGGTTTTGTTAATGCCATTAATCAGATGACCATATCAAAGGTTCTTCTAATTCATTCTGTTCTATCTTATCTTGTTGACCTAACATATTCTTACCCAAAAAGATTTGCATTGTAACATTACCATTTTCTGCTGATGCCCATTGCAGTTGTCTTAATCTCATTTTTTGTTCTGCCCTGCCTTTTGTAAGAAATTCCGAATAACTCTTTTCTAAAAGGTCTGCTGAACAACCGAAAAAATCACCCATTTCTTTGTTAGTACAACCCAATTTAGCCAATTTAGTAAGTTGTTTAGTGTCTATAATATATTTTTTTGGTCTTGCCATTCCTATTTACCCCATAGTTAGGTAATTAAGATTTATCTAATTATTTCTAAAAAAGCTACATATTTTTATATTTTATCCAAATTAGTCTGATTTAAGAGCCATACAGTAGGGGTAAACAATGTCTATGGTATGATTGCACCCTTTATTATTTTAAACTTTCTATAAACTTTGCATTGGCATAATCATAGTTTTTATTTTTTGCAGTCATTCCAGATGGTTGTACTTCATCTTTTTTATCTTGGTTAAACTTTATACCTAAATAATAATCCATATAACTAGCAAATTTATAAGAACCCTCTTTATCTCTATCTGAAAGTTCTTTGGGTACATCTTCAAATCTACCCTCATCTTTTGTTTTAAGTTGTTTTTTTTTATTTTTGATTTCCCTAAAGACTGCTTTTAAATCATAGTAACTATTTTTTATTTTACTTTTGCTATACATACTATTCTCCAAGATCATATTCTTTAATTAATTCTAGCAATTTTAAACCATCATCAAAACCTTTTTTATAATAAGCTGATGAA